GGTAAAATTGACATTAAAAAGTCTTGATTTTTTTTATTGGTTATATTATAATAGAAGTTTATATAATGATTAAGTGAAAGGTGATATGAGTGATTATTTCGGAGAAATGTTAAAAGTAACTTCAAACGAGTTCGGATCAATTGTGAAGGATGGTGTTGAAGCAGGCGATGTAGAAAGTTTTATTGATTCAGGTTCATATATTTTAAACGCATTACTTTCAGGGAGTATTTACGGTGGGCTACCTTCTAACAAGATTACAGCATTCGCAGGTGAAAGTTCTACTGGAAAAACCTTTTTTGTATTGGGTTGCGTCAGACAGTTTCTCGCAGATAATCCTACTGGTGGGGTTATATATTTTGAAAGTGAATCTGCCTTAACTAGAGATATGATAGAATCAAGAGGAATTGATTCGTCTAGAATGGTTATCTTACCTGTTGCAACAGTTCAGGAATTCAGGACACAAGCAACGAAAGTTTTAGAAAGACATTTAGAAGAACCTGAAAAGAATCGGCCGCCGATGATGATATGCCTTGATTCATTAGGCAATCTATCTACCACTAAAGAAATGGAAGATGTTAGTGACGGTAAAGATACTAGAGATATGACCAGAGCACAAATGGTTAAAGGAACGTTTAGAGTTCTCACTCTATTAGGTGGTAAAGCGAAGGTTCCCCTTGTTGTTACCAATCACACATATGATCAAATAGGAACACTGTTTCCACAAAAAATAATGGGTGGGGGAACCGGCCTACACTATGCTGCTTCATCTATTGTTTTTCTTTCTAAGAAAAAAGAAAAAGATGGCACTGAGGTAATTGGGAATATAGTTCATTGTAGAACATATAAATCCCGACTTACAAAAGAACATAAAATGGTTGATGTCCTTCTTACATTTAAAGAGGGATTGAATAGATATTATGGACTAGCTGAATTAGCTGAGAAGTATGGAATCTTTAAAAAGGTTTCAACTAGATTAGAAATGCCGGATGGTGAAAAAGTATTTTTGAAATCCGTTTTAAAAAATCCTACAAAATATTTTACAAAAGAAATTCTCGATCAGATTGATGATGTCGCTAAAAAAGAATTTTTATATGGTGAAATGGGAATAGAAGAAGACTTAACTCTTGAAAATGATAGTAAAGAAAGTTAAAGTAGTGGAATTAACATTAGAAGATGGTTCTAAAATGATTTGTCGTGGAGGTGAAGAAGCGGTTTTTAGAGCTTGGAATATTTACCCAATAGTTTCTGCTAGATGGACTGGAGAAGAAGAAACAATGCAATGGGTATCGGAAACACAAAATGATAATGAGGAGTAATAATGTCTAATGGACTTATGGAAGTCTTAGGTGAAGATCTGAAGACATCTAGAACAAGTGATTTAAGTATAGCTGAACAAACGCGGCAAAATAGAGCACGCAATATCCCAAGGCCCGCATTTAATGAAAATGGAAAACCAATTTTAACATCTGTCTGGATACCAAGTACAGAACAACTACACGAATATAGGACTGATCCATTTTTAAAATCTATAAAACTTACAGGAAGAACATTTCCACACGTTGTTGAAAATCTTGTTTTATTATATTCTGATAAAGGGGATATAGTTTATGATCCTATGATGGGTACAGGAACTACTTTATATGTTGGACATAAACTAAACAGAGATGTGCGAGGAAGTGATTTAAATTCAGATCGCGTAAGATTATTCGAAGAACGATGGCGCAATTATGTTGGTGGTGAAATGCCATCAGCTGTTCCAGCATCAGCAGAAGAAATACCAATGGAGGATAATAGCGTGCAGTTGTTGATAATGTCTTTTCCTTGGTTTGATAGTTGGACTTTTGGAGAATCGAAAACAGATGCCAGTATGGAAAACAGAAAATCATTTGATGAGTTTTTAGAACAAGCAAAAAAGGTTTATGTTGAATGTGGTCGTGTAGTAAAACCAGGTGGTTATATAGCTAATATTTTAGGCAATGCATATCACAAAGGTGTATTTTATCCTGTGTGTATGAGGATGCCTCAAGTAATGTTAGATGCTGGATTGGAATTACATTATCAATTTTGGAATTTACGAAACACCGCAGAACATTTGAAAGTGCCTTTCAATAGAAGTGGAAGAGATACTAAAGTCAAAAAGGCTGATAAAGGACATGCTTGGGATGTTCACGAAGATATAATGATTGCGAGGGTTCCTGAATGACTAATGAATTAACCAAAGAAGATTACGACAGAATTGATAGTTATTATAGTTTAGTTCCTCATCCGGAATTTCCCGATGAAGTTGAGCAAATGTGTGTTCAATTAAAAACGGGCCCTTTTGAAGGAACTATTATAAAATATGGTAAGTTTCAAATAGCACCTCCGGATGAAGAGGGAGAAAGTAATGCGAAATATGAATACGACGTTGTCTCAGTTCCACCTGAATTACAAGACGTTGAACATTCTGATGAAGAAGGTGTTGAATTTGAATATATGATCGGAGAAATCTTAGTTAAACTATTGTGGGATAGACACATAGAAACATTAAAAGAAGAAAATAAGGAGATTAAAACTAATGACGGGATCGTTGGAGAGGATAGAGAGACTGATACTATCACATTTAATACACAATGAGAATTTTTCACGTAAAGTCGTTCCCTATGTAAAAGCTGAATATTTTGAAGATACATCTGAAAGGATGGTCTTTAAATTAATACAAGAATATATTTTAAAGCATAACGATCTTCCTACCAAACAAAGTTTATCAATCGATCTAGATCAGCTAGATGGTGTTCATGAAAGTGACTATACTAAATCTAGTGAAATAATCCATTCCTTAAATAAGCCAGAGAGTACAGATATCACACCTTGGCTTGTAGAACAATCAGAAACATTTTGTCAAGATAAAGCAATATATAATGCTGTAGTAAATGCTATTGCTATTCTTGAAGGTAATGAAAAGACACATCTTTCTAAAGGAGCAATTCCTACTGTCTTATCAGATGCATTGGCTGTTTCATTCGATCCACATGTCGGTCATGATTTTATTGAAGACGCTGAAAATAGATTTGAATTTTATCATAGGGTAGAAGAAAAACTTGAGTATGATCTTGAGATGTTTAATAAGATCACTAAAGGCGGGTTACCTAAGAAGACTTTAAATATTTGTTTAGCAGGCACCGGTGTAGGTAAATCTTTATTCATGTGTCATCAAGCGGCCGCGGCACTTTCAGTTAATAAAAATGTATTGTATATTACGTTGGAGATGGCTGAAGAAAGGATCGCTGAAAGAATAGATGCAAATCTTTTAGATATTCCTATGAGTCAATTAGAAGAAATTCCAAGAGATATGTATAAAAAGAAAATTGATAAGCTCAAAGGGAAAACTAAAGGTAAGGTGATTATTAAGGAATATCCTACTGCATCTGCCAGTGCTATGCATTTTAAAAACTTATTAGGTGAATTAAACTTGAAACGTAATTTCGTTCCTGATATAATATTCATAGATTATTTGAATATATGTACTTCTTCTAGAATAAAGGCGGGGGCTAATGTTAATTCGTACACCTATATTAAATCCATTGCAGAAGAACTGAGAGGATTAGCTGTAGAATATGATGTGCCAATTGTATCCGCAACTCAAACAACAAGAACAGGATTTACAAGTACCGATATTGGATTAGAAGATACTTCTGAGAGTTTTGGTTTACCAGCAACGGCTGATTTTATGTTTGCACTTATATCTTCTGAGGAAATGGAAGAATTGAATCAATTGCTTGTAAAACAATTAAAAAACAGATATAATGATCCTACATCATATAGAAAGTTCATAATAGGAGTAGATAGAAGTAAAATGAGATTGTATGATGTAGAACAAAAAGCTCAGGAGGATATATCAGATAGCGGACAAGATGATGAACCATTATTTGATACATCCACAGGTAATAGGATGAGAAACAAAGCAGACTTCGGTGGATTTCAATATGAATGATTTAGAATTTGTTAAAGCCTCATTAAGTTGTTTAGACCCGGTTTTTAAAGAATTTAAAAAAGCTTATAATTTGAAATCTAATCGTTATATTAGAAATTGGCATGCATGTGCTAATAAAATGGAAAGTCTTTTGGAAAAGGATTTGGGGTTCTCATGTTACGTTACCATACGAAAAGATAAAGATCATGCATTATATGATATGACTTTTGATGGCGCAGCCAATGTTCCGGAAGAACATTTTTCAGAATCAGAATTGGAGATAACAGTTAACCTATCTCCAGAGATGTATACACAGCAATTATTTGTACCAGAATCAACTTGGAAAAAATATAAACAACATTTCACACTTACCTTTATACATGAACTAACACATTCTTTACAATTCGATAACGGAGACACACAAAATGATTATGAGGATTATTTTTCTAGCCCGTTTGAAATAGATGCATATAGTTCAGAATTAGCCTTCGATATGTTTCTTTATGCCAAGCCAAAAACACAATGTGAGGCATTTATGAGATATTCTAAAATAAAAGACCGAAAAATATTTGAAAAGTTCACGAATCTAACCGAAAAGAAATACGGTTATCTTAAAAATAATAAATAAGATCATACTACTTTTTTGAGGAGAAACTAATGGACAATATAAAGAATTTGCACGAAACTGCCAACGAAGTTCTAGCAGAAGCTGCCGTAAGTCAGTTGGCTGTAAAATCAATGGAAGACGTTGCTAAACGTGCAAACAGTATTGCGAGATGGGCTCGTAATAATGCCGACATGGAAAGTTCCGATACCAAGACACTCAAAGCTATGGCCAAAGAAGTTCAGAAATTAATGGACAAATGGGTAAAAGGTTCTTGGGAAATGAAACATCTATAAGAGGTTAAATGAGAAGATTCAAGACATATCTTACTGTAGAACATATTAAAGAAAATCAGCGTATCAGTGAAATGATAGATCTGATCCGAGAGTATATTGAAAAATTCGTTGATCTAAACGAAGATACAGAATATTATGAAAGGATTAAGAATATGTTACCACGAATGCAAAAAATGGATAAAGATAGAGTCAAAGCGATTTATCAATCTATTAGTGCTCCTATGCTTAGAGAAACTTGTAGAGAGTTATTTAAAGATCATGATATGGATCCGAATTCAGATTCTAAAGCGGCTATTGCTGCAGATCAATTATATCAAAAAATATTAGATAGTACAGATGAACCCGGATTCGGAATAGCCTTAGTTAAACAAATGCAAAATGGTCAAGCCATTAATACAAAAGGATTAATGGAAGATGCACAAAAGAAATTTATTGAAATGGATAGCCCAGCATATATTGATGCAAAAGGTGCTGCTAAACCATTACTAGAAAAAATTTATAAGTGGTTTTGGTCTTGGGAACCAGCAATGGGTGGTAGAGCTGTAGGTGGTGGAGAGATGGCACTTATATTATGTCATATTGGTGGAAGGAAGGGTGGAGAAAAAGGAACGGGTGGTGATGTTCATTGGCCAAAGGAAAAGATGATGATTGAAATGAAAAAAGCAGGAAGTGCCGGAGCCGGTTGGGGAGGAGACTCCAATTTTAAAACCGCATTTGCATATTTTAAAAACCAATGCGAGGATGCAGGATTGAGTTTGACCGATGACGAATACAAAGAATTAGGGTTAGGTAAAAAGTTCAAGAAAGGAGAAGGTGGTGGTTCTATGGCAGCAGAAAAATTAGCCGCGTCATTGAATGAAGCTTCTATACTGCTTTCTACAGCACCAAAGAAAATGTCGGATGTTGATATTAATAGTATGTGGGATACTATTTGTGAAATGTGCACATCATATAAAGGAACCCTAAAATTCAAGTGTGTTAAGCAAGGTAAAACAAACGTTAATGATTTTATGCATACTTGGGTTGCAAATGGTATAGACGCATATGCTGCTAAAGAAGGACATAATGTTATATTTTTATTTAATCCACAAACTTTGAAGGGCGGTGCAATTGCAGGGAAAGCCGGCGCAGCAGGCGCAAAGTTTTATCAATTACAATCAGGCAATAAAGGACCATTTGATTATGATTGGGATGTGTCTTGGACTCAGATGGGTTATCACCAATATGTGCCGAGATTACAATTAATAGATAAAGGATATTCTCAAATTACTCCAAATTTAAATCTTGCAGATGTTAAAGTAAGAGCAGCGATGTCACCTTATCTTTCATCTATTAAAGCATATACAACCGACTCAAAAGGTGAGGCAAGAAAGGCGCTGCCGGGTGGAGCATTTACAGCTGTTCTTAAGAAACTGAAGCCCATCATCGGAGTTACGAATCACAATACCGATAAAAACAAAATAGCAATTGTTAAAGCTTTAGACTCATATTATAAAGGTGATAACACCAAAGCTGGAAGACTTTCTCCAAAGGGAGGATTTACAGGTTTAACAAATAGTCAATTATCCCAGAATGAAAAAACAGCAATTAAAACGGCCATAGATAACTTTAAGAAAATATTAGAAATAAAGTAATTTGATGAAATCTTATAAGCAGTTTCTTGTAGAAGCTTCAGGAAAAAATCTTCATATGGAACATCTCGAAGATGAGGTGTTGAATGGTGGTGTTAATGGTACTAGAGGTGCTATTAATTTTTTAAGATCACTAAGAGATATGTTGGCTGGTAATAATAGAGAAGCTGTTAATGTTACAGTTAAATGGGATGGTGCACCCGCTATATGCGCAGGCATTCATCCTAATGGTAAATTCTTCGTTGATTATAAATCGATGAGGCGTCCATGTTTTACTCAATCGGACATAGACGAACACTTTGTTGGAAGTCCACTTCATCCTAAAATGAGTGCTTTATTAGAACACTTACCTAAGTTAAATATTCCAGGTAATATTTTTCAAGGCGATGTTCTTTGGACCACCAATAAAGAAAAGAAGATACAGACAATTGATAATGAAAAGAGTATTACTTTTACACCTAATACTATAACATATGCGGTTCCTTTAAATACTGAATTGGCTAAACAAATTATTGCCGCAGAAGTTGGGATTGTTTTTCATACAACATATAGAACAGCAGGACAAGAAGACTTAACTGATCTTAAAGCTGAATTTGGGGCAGATATAAATCAATGGTCATCACATAAAGATGTTTGGGCAGTTAATGCCGACTTTACTGATTTAAGTGGGACCGCGACATTTACTGAATCAGATACTACCAAAGTTACTAAAATGCTTTCCGAATTAGGAAAAGATTTTAATAAAGTTAATGGAAGATTTTTAGATAATATATCAAAAGATAATATTATTAGAACACACATTAAAACTTTCATGAACACAAAAGTTAGAGAAGGCGAATTTGTTGACAATTATAAAAAATCAGCAAAAGATTGTGTTAAATGGATTGAGAATAAAATGCAGAAAGAGGTTGGGAAGTTAAAGTCTGAAAGAGGTAGGCAAAGAAAACAAATGACTGTTGATGGATATATGAAAACCTTAAACGGTTCCATGGATCAAATAGAGATCATATTTCGATTAATGTCATTAATAAACAATATAAAACTTTTTATAGTTGAGAAGTTAGAAGAAGTCAAAGGTATAACAAAAACCTTTATAAGAACACCATATGGTTATAAAGTAACTAAGCCAGAAGGTTTTGTAGCTATTGATACTTTTGATAATCAAAAGGGTTTAAAATTAGTTAACCGGATGGAATTTAGTAGAATAAATTTCACCGCAGAAAAGGATTGGGACCAATGAGACCTATTTTTACAAAACAATCTGAACCATTAGAAGAGGGATCTCAATGGTCAGAAAAATTAACAGATGCTCTGATGGAATGCATTGAAAAAAGTCCAGATCGGTATAAAAATAAATTAGCCCAAATTTACGAAGACTATATGGAGAAGTTTGGTAAGCAATCTAATATGCGAAGGATTCCCCCAATGTTGCAAGATATGTTCCGCGCAATAGAAGAGGGTTCTGATGCGAGAGTTAACCGCGATCAATAATGAAATCTTTTTTACAATATCTGGAAGAATCAGCGAATAAGGGATTAACTATTTTTGATATAGATGATACCCTTTTTCATACAAAGGCAAAGGTCTTTGTAAAAAAGAATGATGAGATTATTCATACATTAAATAATCAAGAGTTTAATACATATAAACTCAAAGCGGGTGAAGAGTTTGATTTTGGGGAGTTCAGATCAGCAAAGCTTTTTAGACAAACTTCTACACCAATTGGAAAGATGATTGCAAAGGCTAAGGCTATAGTAAAAAATGCCATACCGAGAGGTTCTAAAGTTATAATGGCTACTGCGAGATCAGATTTTGACGACAGGGATACTTTTTTAGATACATTCAGAGCCCATGGAATAGATATCGATAAGATATACGTAGAACGAGCAGGAAATTTAAATTTAGGTTCTGCAGCAAAGAATAAAAAAGTTATTTTTCAAAAATATTTAAAGTCAGGGATGTATAAAAGAATTAGGTTGTTTGATGATTCTAAAGAAAATTTAAATTCTTTTATGTCTCTCTCAAAAAAATATCCGGATGTAGACTTTGAAGCATATTTAGTAAAAAAGAATGGGAATACTTCGACTTTTAAAGCATAAAATATTATGAAAGAAACTTCTGGTCAAGGCCGGATCAAGAAAATAATTGATAAGTCACCGGAATTAATAAATGGTTTAGAATTTAGTGAGATACTAGATAATTTATTTCCTAGGCTAAAAGATCATGGTTTTAGTAGGAACTATATAAGTATATTAATACATAAATTAGTTGCTAATAATCCGAAAAGAGCCACTCTGGGAGACGCGGGAGATTTTTTTTATATTAAGGATGAACGATATTTTGTTTATACTGGAAATGAAGATGTTGAAACTTTTTATTATGATAAGGAATTAGCAAAAAAGACTACAAAGGCGTATCAAGATAGTCGAGCTATTAAATATGAAGAATTTATTAATGGGTATAAAGAATTAGATTTTGAATTACCAAAAATTGAAGAAACTGGTAAAAAGATTTTAATAGTAGCTCAATGTTCTAAATCTAAACGATTATCAGAAAATAAACAAAGTGCCATAGATTTATATGATGGCAAAGAAATGAGAATTTATAAGAAATTCTTAGATAGTCCGTTAAAAGGAACAACGCTTTTTGAATCTAATGAAGTATATAAAAATAAAATAGATTTTTATATTTTATCTGCTGGTTATGGGTTAATTGAAGGATTTACTAAAATTAATCATTATAATAATTCCTATAATAGCATAGATAAACGTGATGCTGTTAGATTCGGTAGAGATACGAAAGTACGAGAAACATTAGATAAGTTGATAACAACGAATGAGTATGATATAGTTTTTATATGTTTGGCGAGATCATATTTAAATATTTTAGATTTGAAAATCGATTTTAGTTATAAAAACACAAATATCATATTTTTAACATCGCCAAAGGTTTTAAATTGTACTATACAAAGACCTATGGGAGATAATGTAAATTTTATGTTTGTTAAGCACCCAGAACATACTGGTGTGCATTCAGTTCCTCAAATAGCATTAAAGGGGAAAGTTTTAACAACATTTATAAAAAATAATGGATTAGATAATCTATTAAATAATTTAAATCATTTTCAAGAATATATAGATAATGGTTCGGTGAAATAGGAGAAAAAATGTCATTATGGACAAGATTCACTTCATGGTTAGCAGGATGGCCAGAAGGTGCACCAAGAAAAGATCACAGGAGTGATAAAGATGAAGATATGTTGTTTCAAGCACAGGAACAATTATCAAAACAACATCCTCCGACTAAACCTTTAAAGTTGATGAATAAACGTGAACTAGAGGAATATGGAAGAACTATTGGTCTTGAATTGGATAGACGAAAAACTAAAGCATATTTAATTAAAGAAATAGGAGAACATAGTGGCTGAGAAGATTAATTATTTTGGTGATGGTCCTTTTTCAGGAGAGTATAGTAATTTAGCACAATCCGTGAAAAGAATCGCAGATAAAAAAGCCCAAGGATTCCTGGCTGGATGGGATCAAAAACAAGTTACAGATATGAAAGAGCAAAGCGCGAATAAATCCGTTGCTGATGCTTATATAACTAAAGTTGTAAATCCAGAACAAGAACTCAAGAAAGAGATCGAAGAGAAAGAATGACAACATTCTCCAGATTACGCGAAGGAAATTTACAGACCGCTGTATTTACTTTTGGAAGATTTAATCCGCCCACTATCGGGCATGAGATTTTGGTTGATAAAGTAGCGACTGTAGCTAAACGAAATAGATCAGATGCATTTGTTTTCGCAAGTTCCACGCAGGATAAAAAAAAGAATCCATTAGATTATAAAGAAAAAATCAAATGGATGAAGAAAATGTTCAAAGTAAAGGGTCAAAACATTTTCAATTATTCAAATAAAAAACCTGCAGATGTATTGCAAGTTCTTTCATTATTACATGATGAAGGATTCGAACATGTTGTTATGGTTGTAGGTAGTGATAGAGTAAATCAATTTAAAAAGCTATTACCTCAATATAATAATGTTGAAGATAAGCCTCATGGTTTTTATAATTTTAAGCAGATAGATGTAGAAAGTGCTGGTGAAAGAGACCCCGATGCAGATGACGCTTCCGGTATGTCAGCATCTAAACTAAGATCTCTTGCTGTAGATAGCGATTTCGACGCATTTAAAACGGGTTTACCAGATACTTTAAGCGAAAGAGATAAAAGAAGCTTGTATCAAGCATTAAGAAAACAAATGAAACTAAGTGTTATGGAAAAACAGATAAAAGAAAAACTTGATCACGTTGGTGTTCCCAATGCAGATATAAAGCGACCACAATGGAAGACTAAGAAATTACCTAGTCCGAGTAAGAAGGATAGCACAGCACAGTCGAATGCTTTTATAGGTAAAATGATGCCAAAACAAAAGCCCGTCACGTTGCCGAAGACGGATGTTGATGAATCTCTATGGATAGAAAAAGTTGAATTTGAAGGAGAAGTATATCATGTAGATGATAAGGCTGCTAAAATATTTGAATATATTAAAACGTTACCGTATAGCTCAAGAGAAGTTGATTATATTAAAGGATGTTTAAAAGAATGTAATGAGTTTTTTGATAGTCTTACAGAGATAACAGAAAGGGCTCGGCTTTGGCAACTTTCGAAATTGAGAGAAAACATCAAAAAGACAAATGATTATATTGTAGTATTAGATGAAGGATCTGGAATGATTGATTTTAACAGGGCGGATTTTTCATATCTACATGAAATGGTAGATAAATTACCTGTAAATGAAGTTGATTTAAAAGATCCTGTTAGCAATAAATTACAAAAGCTTCTTGGATTAAAGGAATGGAATAAAGAACGGGCCGGAGAAGGCCAACAGTTAGAAATCGGAACAGATAAATATAAAAGATACTGCGTAGATTTGACTCCGGGACAGGAGTTGGAATCAGAGTTAGATAAAAAAAGAATACAACAAACAGAAAGATATAATAAAATTCTTTCTAAAATAATTGCAAGTAGGAGCAAGTAATGGATTGGTCAAAATATTATCCCGCAAATTATAGTGCGATAACAGCTGAAGATGTTAAACAGATTCTGGAAAAGAAAATCGCTCCTGTTGAAGATAACGCCAATGATACATCAGTTAATGAAGTTGATTCATCCGGCATAGATATGTATGATAATAAAAGAAAAGAATCAGAGAGAAGGAAGAAGGCTAGAGAAACTCCTTCTTCTCCAGAAACTCAAGCTAAGCTTAAAAGGGCAAGAGCAGGAGAAGTTGTTGATGAACTCTCAAAAGAACCCGGCGGTATATTACAACGCGCAGCAGGTGCAGCAAAGAAGGATGCTGCATTACAAAGAGACGCACAAGATTGGGCAAAAAGACGAGGAACAGACACAGGATTCCACGGTAAAAAGGCAGCAAAGAGAGAGAAACAAGCCGGAAAATTCAGTGCCGCTGTCGATGTCAACCAACGGAATACAGCTTTTAAAAAGGAAGATAACACCGATATTGAACCTGTCGATGAAATAAGTGCTGCAATGGCAGATAGAGCCGCTTCAGGAGTAGACAGAAGTGACGGTACAGCGTCAGATCCAAGGCCATCAGC